TAGTGGAGTCACAACGGCATTTGCGATCCCTTCCACTACCACAGCTTCATCATACCCGTTAGAGCCAGGACTGAAGCCAAAATGCTCGAGTACTGAGGACTGAGGAGTCTGCTGCTGTGCAGGCTGCCCTTCTTGTTGTGGCGTAGGATTCTGAGTAGGATTCTGAGTTTGGTTTATCTGTTGTGTAGCATTTATAGCATTACTGTATTGTTGTGTTACATCTTCCATTTGTTTCTGAGTATCCCGCAGATCCATATTGGTCTTGTTGACCATACCATAGATATTACGCATGGTACGCAACTGAGGCTTCCATTCATCGGGAACTTCTTCCTCGCGAACAGTAGACCAATTAACCGAATGTGGATCAAATTCCTCACTTACTCCAGACTGCTGAGCCATAGGCGCGGCTTCATCTTCCAAAAGACCCGAAGTGTCTTCTGTTAGATCTTCGCCAACAATACCTAGCTCTTCCGGTTCTAGAGCATTAGTTACTTCAGACATGACTTACCTTTCTATAATCCCATACGATGACGCACGGATATAATATCCTGAGCCTGTTCTCTAGTTCGTGTAGATGCAACGAGGATAGGTTTAGATCCTCTCTCATCATACACTTTATAAGGACGCTCAGAAGGGTTATTTTCACTTACATCTAATACAGTAAAATCAAATAAATCCATGTTTGTTGTCAAGCCCTTCAAGGTCGCTATCATCAGCAATAAACTCCGTTAGGTTTTCAGTAGACTTTGCTCGTGGAGTATAGCCTTCAGGCCCATGATTCGGACCTTGATATTCTTCAGGATACTCTAGAGTTTTAGATCCACCGACACTATCTGCGGCTTCTATGCAATTATACTTCTTTAACAACTGCTGCTTATGAGAATAACTCTCACACACTTCACCAAATCCAGGATGATATTTACCGTACATTGCAGAATTATGCGGATTAAAGTTTGCCATGCCTACAATACGTCCAAAATGTACTTGCATCTCTAAGCCACAAGCAGTACACTTAGGCGTGTTATTAGATACAACATCCCGCAACTCATATCCACACGCACAATAATAATCATGATTAACAGCCATTACCCTACCATACCTCCTTGTCCAGTTAAAGTAGCTACATCAGCCGTAGCTGCTTGTTGGGTTTTTTGCGCGTTAGATCTAACTTGACCAATTATACCACCCTCAGTATTCAAAAGCCTACCATCTACAGCAGGTTGACTACCTCCTGATGCTGGAGCAGATGTAGTAGCTTGCATAGCTTGTTCATGCATAGCTACATGTTGCTGCACTACTTGTAGAATCTGCTGTTGTTGCTGAGGTAACATTTGCTGAAGTTGCGGCAAACCCATTACTATATCAGGGTTCTGCTGCTCCATGTGAGCCATATGATCCATACCTTCCTCGACTGGAGGCATCTGGCCCTGAAGCATTAAGCTAAGTTCTAGCTGAATCAAAGAGTTAAGATCCGCATCCGCACCTTTAAAGAGCTTATCTGTAGTGCGTTTCCTAAAAGACTTGATTAAATCCCTAGTAACTTCAACTTGATCTATCATAGGATTACCTACAAGTCTATCGTACAGCAGTATCGAGTTCTCCTGCTCTAGCTCTTCCACCAACGGATGCATAGAACCTGCATCTAGGTCTAACATAAAATCAAAATTAAAATCCTCGCTAGTAAGTATCTTATACTCCATACCTGCAGGATCTTTAGCTACATTGAGCATAAAGCTACGCGGAATATAACGTATATCTTGAAACATATGAAACAAATTACTTACAATAGTGGTATATACATCTGCTATTTTAGATTGCATCCATTGACGGTTTAGCGATCCCTGCGATGCTATCAAAGCACTTTCTGTAGCAGTTTTACGACCTTCTGAGCCGCCTGCGAGATCACTTACATGTAAACTCTGCTCTTCGTATCCTCTAGCATCATTCTCGATGCCTAACTGATCACTAGGTAGGTTTCCCCAACTAGCTTCACGAATACTAGCAATATCGTGCAGTCCAATAACATCACCATCCTTGGCATCTCTGACATTATCCACAAGGTTCGGATTACGTTGAATCTCAGCTTCATTGGCCCATACAACTCTTGGGAACCTGCGAAGCACGTCAACCCTACGACTCATAGACTCCACAATAATATTCTGTAAGTCTTCTACATACTTCATAGGAGGCTCAGGGAAATACGAACTCTCCACAGTATCAAACTTAACAGGAATATACTGAAATCCCTTAGACATAATGAATCCAGGAGATTCCTCAAGCCCCACCAAAGTTTCACCTTGATATATAGGTTTAGTCTTTATAAAAGGGTGATTCTCAGCATGGATTTCTTTCTCGTGACCGTCTAGGAATGTTATAAGTCTACGATTAAGCCTATCGTGGACTTCATACAATACTACCATGTCACGCTCAGCTTTAGCTCCCTGCACATGCTCATCTACATTATCGGCATCATATTCATCACCGTAGTTTAAAAGAGCCGTATCTGTAGCAGATGTGTACTCTGAGGATCCGGTAAAATCGCGAGGAATTTTATACCTAGAATCACTCTTGAGTATATCAAACGGAACTTCGATACGTTCAATTATATATTCTGCATATCCGAGGTTCTGAGGAGGACACTTAGGATCTACAAATACATTGAACGGACGAACCCGCATGACACAGGGAAAATCATCTTTAAAAGCATCGTTGGTTACATAGGGAGGCATAGAATCATCACCAGGTGGGTTATAGCCCATCTTAATCCATCCTACACCACAGAACAACGCATCGAACATAGCTTGGTGAATTTCTGCTTTAGCATTCATAATGTCAAGTGCGTTATTAGCAGCTCTCTCCATCACAACACCAACCGCATCTAACTCACCTACAATACGTTCTGCATTAGGCTTAGCATTTACAAATACTTCAGGATAATGAAATGCTACAGAAGATATGATCTGGCGTACTAATGGATACATTCGAGATACATGGATAATCTCATCCTGTTCAAGTCCTGGAATATCCATCTTCAGCTCGTAGGACGCAAGCAACTTCTCCCATGAACGATGCCTAGGTTCCATAACCTTCTGCACTCGATCAATAGTCTTACGCCAATACTCACGATCTGTATCTTTTAATTTTATATCAGCCATATCAGTTTAATACGTGATAACGTCCATTATAAGAGGGGCGCCCGGGCAAGGCGTCTAAGATATCCTGACCACTACCCTTGATAGGATCATCGGTGTGTTCAGCATGACGATACATATGAACCATGCCATATCGCCACTCATCAGCAGCATGGTCTTCTGCGTGTGTATCTACATCTTCAGGATTCTTATCGGCTCTAGGTAAGGCTGGAATTGTACGTATGAAATCATCATTCCAACCATCAAAAGCATAAAACTTCTCATGCAACAATGCATCTCGACATATACGCCAACCGTTTATACGGTCATTATTAGCACGGGTGATCGGAAGTTGTGCATCCATAAATACATCTGCTGCACTTTTAGTCATTTGCTCTGTAAGCCTACGCTTAACCCACATACTAGGATCAGCATAGACCATAATGGGCATACGGCCCTGGGTGTACGGAAAGCCTTGAATTCTCTCGTATATATCCTCTGCATGTTGTGATGCAGTACGATCAGCTTGATAATAACCCATTAGACGGTAAATGTTATAGTCAAAATCTACTGTGTATAAGCCAAAACTTGTAGGAGCTGACTCACCGTAATCTAAGGCCCCATACAAGGGCCACGAAGCTGGAATCTCAAAGCTCTTTGTAAGAATCTTATCACGGTTCCACTGAGTAAAGAACTGACCTTGGTATATATCCCAGTCACCGTTAAGATACGCTCTCCGTAACGCCTCGTCTTTAATGTTCTTTAATGACAATACATACCTAGGATCAGCTTCCATCAAAGCAGGATTATCAAATACCTTAGCCGAGATAAATGTATAATCCTTGGGATCTTCTGCCCCTTCATGGACCCTATCTATCCATAAACGCTTTGTCCAAGCATGACCTACACCGCCAGGGTTCCCCGTTGCCCACATCACAGGCTTGATGCCCGGATTTGCGGTGCGACATGAACTAGATATGTATTGCCATTGAAATTCGGTAAACTGAGTTACCTCTTCCACGGCTACAAAATCAAATTCTTGCCCCTGATAGTTAAACACGTCATCTTCGTGTTCTGCATGGCCAAACATTAACTCACTGCCATTAGGTAGATACATTACGCCTTCGCTCTTGTTATACCAAGCTCGTAACTTTGGAAACTGCCTAAACAAGGGGCGAATATGATTACCATCTAACTGCTTAAATGTTCTACGAATCAGAAGCCCTGTAGATCCTGGGTTCTCCATAAGCATAATAAGCATGATAATACGTGACGCATAACTCTTACCTCCTCCACGCGCACCTCCATAGAAAGGATAGCGCACACCATTACGCACGGACTCTAGGAGTTTAAATTGCTTAGGCTGTAAGGCAACATTAAACTCTAAGTCTTCTAGAGCTTCTGTATGAATTCTACCGCGTGTCGGCATGTATCTTCGTCACTGCTGCGAAAGAGGTTTGTAAAAATCTACCCATAACTTGACGTTTACGGACTGTATCGTCATACTGTGGTAATACTAGTAATTCTATATCGGGCTCAGCTATTCCTATTTGGCGTTCATCAGATACTATCTGGTGAGCTAGATCTATAGCCGCTTCAGGTTCTATGTCTAGTATCTCCAGGAATGGGGTTGCACGATCTGACAAAAACCATTCTATAGGATCTTTATTTATATCAGTGTCATAGTTGTAATATAACTCTCGAGCTTCAAAGAAACTCAATCCATAATCATTACTTAAATCTCTAAATGTTCTAGAACCTGCTTTTACTTTAGGATGCTCACGTACAATCCAATTGTGAGATTTCCATCTATATAAGAACTCAACTGCATGATTTAAACCTTGAACAAACACCACAAACGCTAGTCTCTTATATGACGAATGTAACCACTCTAACTCGCCGTCTTTAGGCGCAGATACAGAGTCTGTGTGTAAGTCTAAAGAAACTGCATCAGGTTCGATCTTACGAGGTATAGGAACCGGTTTGCGATGTTTCTTCGGCTGCTGAGGCTCTTCAACTTTCTGTAGGGCTTGGAAGAGCTGCTGTATCTCGTTCGACACCTTCGGCTACCTCCATAGCTTCTGATGGCGACTCAGAACCTTTGAAGCTGGTAATGTTGACTACGAACTGAGGCTTAGACTCATCACGAGTTTCTACGCGCACTAGCTTAGTTTCTTCTCGCGCTGCGCTGAGAGTCTTAAGGCATGTGGTGTAGTCTGCTATTTGTTCATTGGCTTTATATATTTGCTCTAAACGGCTTAGTCTAGTGGCAAAGTTTGCGATAGGTATATGCGCTACTAAAGCATGACGTTTCTCTTGAGCTTCGGTAATCATAGATTGCACACGAGAACTCTCGAGATGTTCTATGACTTTAGGGCGTGTGGTGTTGAGAGCCTTCGCTATTTCACCTGCTGTTTTGCCTTCGTAGATCAGCATACTTACTACACGAGCTGAATCTAAAACTCTATCGTTTACTAGAGATGCCATTAGAAATCAAAACCCAAAGGTGACGACCCTCCATACTCTTTAGCTAATAGTTTCTTTGTAGGCCCAGAAATCATTTTGTATATATCTTCTGCCATAGAACTTAATTTACGTTTGCTGGGTAAATTTTGAGCACGTTCTAGTATGTCCATTAAAATAATAACTTCATCTGAAGATGCTTCATGTTGATGTTGATACATACGACTCATAAACGCATTGAGAGAGAAGAC